ATCTCCTTTGTAGAGGTAAGAGAACTCACTCATTTCAAATAAGTCGATGAAGCGTTTGCGGTAATGACATAACCACCGCTCACTGAGATCTAAATCTAAAGCCACACCCTCATGGTAGAAACGAGGGAGAGACCCCTCTATCCACGAAGCCACATCGACTATCTCTTCTTTTCCAGAATAGTATTTGAGGCCTTGCGGTAGAACCACTTCGCTGTCCTCTTTGAGTATAAGCACTGCTTCTTTGCGAGAGTTTTTAGTGTCAATGGGAATATCATACTTCAAGTCGTATCCTTGAGACTTCAAGGATCGGGTCGCAAACCTCAAGTTCTCCCGTGAAGCACTTCGCCCCTCACCAAGTAGTAAGTGCTTTAAGTAGACTCGAACCCCGCCATCTTGAGGTTGGTGTGTATTAAAGTAAGTTTGTACCGCAACCCTCTCACCAGACCCCGCTCTCGGCTTGCGGTCTCGACCTCTCTCTTTGAGAAACTCATCGACTAACTTGTTGGCATCATAGACACCTCCAATTTCCCGAAGATAAGCAAAGCTCTGTAAAAGGCGTTCAAAATCCTCTTCTTCTAGGTTACTCTTGACAAAAGCAACGTTTACTTTATATTTCCTCTTGACCCAACGAAGAATGCTTATTTTTTGTGTTAGATCCAATGACTTTCTCCTGTTTTTCATGTCTCTCAAGACGAAAGATTCTACTCATGGTTAACTATACCCATCTTACCTCTGAAAAAACTTGGCACAAGGGTATGCTTCCTATTTTTTGCTTCTCTTTCAAGCAAGTGACTGAATACGAACTAGGTATTGACCTCTCCAAATATAAAGAGGACATCAAGCTCATCTTCTATAAGAGGCAAGCACACAGGATGGTTAAAGAAGGACTCGACCCAGAGGAAGTACTCCAAGAAGTGTACAAAGGGGTGTTAATTAGGAATAGAGGTAAATGCCCCTACGACCCCCGCAAATCGGCACTCTCCACTTACATCGTGCTCGTCATGGATTGTATCATCATGAACATCGTGAGCAAGCACAGAAAAGAGAAAAGCAGATTTGAGTACGGGTCTGAAAGTGACGTGGCTTCCTCTTGTAATACCTCGTTTGAGAAAGATTACACCGACAACCTAATGTTCGTTGAGATTCGAAAGTCCTTTAAAAAAGACCAGCTCACGGTCTTCGACGCCATCATGGACGGATTCAAGATGGCACATATTGCAAGAACACTAGGTTGGGAGGCACGCAAAGTGTCCAAGTTAAAAAAAGAAATCCAGCAAATCGTTGCTACAAAGATGAACAGAGGAGATTTACTAACATGTTAACTTTTTTATATAGTACGGTGAACGCAGGGAAAAGTGCAAACCTCATTATGAGAGCACATTCCTGCCAAGAAAGAGGCATCCAACACTTGATCTTCGTGCCAAGCATAGCCCAAGAAAGAGATGGGAAGTCTCAAGTCAGGTCAAGAGCTGGGTTTGAGCTTAAAGCGAGGTCTCTAGAAGAAAACACTAATCCTACCGAGATCCTCATAGATACAATGTTACACTCAGGGGCTAAAGACCCTTGCCAAATCATTTTCGTGGACGAGGCTCAGTTCTTGACCAAGAAGCAGGTTCTCGAATTTACGAAAATATGCGACGAACTCGAAATACCTGTATATGCATATGGACTCAGAACTGACTTCAAAGGAGAACTCTTTGAAGGCAGTAAGTACCTCCTCGCTTGGGCGGATAACATCGAAGAGATCTCCACCTTTGAGACAGGAACCGCTAAAAAGGCCACTTTCAACATGAAGGTAAACGAAAAGGGCGACCCAATAAAATCGGGTCGCCCTATCAATCCTAGTTTCGACTATAAGCCTGTATCTAGGAAGTCTTTTAGTCTCGGTTCTTAGCTCGGTTCTTAGCTCGCTCGGTCGCCCAGAGTGCATTTAAGAGTATTTCATCTGAAAACTCTCGAATGTATCGGTCTGAAATCTCGTCATCGCTCTCGCAGTAGAAAGAGAAGTACTCCCCACGAGATTTTCTCCGAGCCTCGCGGTACTTCTTGACATAGATAGCAGATGCAACATCTCCGCAGATGTTGCCACTGTAGTAGTGACACATTCTCTGGTCTACGTCCTCTTCCTCGTCTTGACCCCAACGGCGGTCTATGTATTGAATGTAGAGAACTGCCATCTTTGTGGCGAGTCTCACATCCTTGACAAGCTGACCGCAAGTCACCTTTTTAATGGCGGTCGCTGGTACTTGCTGGTACACGCCACAAGCTGTGCCGTTATTAAGCGACTTGGGGTTATACCCAAAGCGGGTCTCTTTGTAAGCTAAAGCAATAAGCCGATGAGGGTCTATGGGGCCCTGCTCAGCCACGATTGCCTCTGCCACTTCCCGCAGGTGGCTTTGCACCTTCGGATCTGCGAGGTGCTCGTTTTTGATGTTGTCTGACGACAACATACTCAGAATAATGTAGAAAACAAGTTCAACGGTCATCATTTCTTTTCCCTTTCGATAGTTATTTAAGTTCTTTATCGAAAGGCATCAGGGGCACCGTTTTTTATCCTAAGCCCCCAACTCGTCAGGAGCAGAGTCAGAAGCAAGTGCAGAGTCAGGTGACTCGTCAGGTACAGAGTCAGGTACAGAGTCAGGCACAGAGTCAGGTGACTCGTCCTCTTCTGAAAAGTCAAAATCAACCCCACCTAAGTCCAAAGGCAAGTCTCCGAGACCACCGCCCAATAAGTCCGTGAACTGAGCCATCACCTTCTGCATGTCTTCTTCCGACATCTCGCCCTCGCCCTCGCCATCGCCCTCAAGAGAAGACAAATCCATGCCTTGGAACAACTTCATGAACTCAGCCATGAAGTCGAGTCCTTTCTCTTTATTCTTGAGGTGGTCATACTGCTTCCTGCGATTACGGTCTTTTCTTCGCTGGCGGATCACCGCCTTCTTTTTGTTTGCTCTACGTTGCTTCTTATTCATAGCGATTCCTCTCATGCAAGATTTACAAATCACGATACCACTGAGGTATGGGTTTGGGCTGAATACTTGATGCTCAAAAGCAAAAGGGAATAGGCCACCACAGGTGAAACAGACATAATCATCTTCGTTATGCATATTAGACCCCCCTAAACACAAAAGCGTCCTCTTAACTTCCGAAGCTGGAGTTAAGAGGACGCTTTCTATTAGTAGTGGAGATGGAAAGAGGAGTAGTTTAACTTGTAGTTTAAAACAAAAATAAACAAGAACAAGATTAGGAAGAAGAAAGAGGAAAACCTCTTCGTTGGAGAGAAGCGAGCCTGAGTTACGTCAAAGAAGTTCTTACTAATTAATATAACTAGAAGCCAACCGAGCAACAAAAATAACTCCCCATCTACCACCACGGTATTGCTCCCTGCAATAAAGAACACACTATAACAAATAGCCGAGAATGCGGAGACCCAAGTTAGGAGGCTCAATGTCTGGCGAGTTAACGCCTTTCGGATTGGTCTCTTAAGTTTCCGAAGAGCTCTAATCTCTTCGCTACAAAACTCCCAAGAGGCGAAAGAACGCCCTAGTATCCAGCAGAGGGAGGTCACGCCTACTACGGCCTGTAAACCCATACCGTAGTAGGAGGGTGCTACTGCGAGTAGGACCCAAAAGATAGGGGCTGTGAAGACACCCTTTAGAATATTCAGTACTTTGTCCATGAACAATGCTCCTTGATTGATTGTTTAATTATTTCCTTTAGTTATCAATCAAGGAGGGGGGGGTACTAAATGCCCCCTAAGTAATCATCTCGCTCTCGACTTTTCTGCATAGATGAAGAATTCCGCTTCCAAGATAACCTTGAAGACAAAACTTGCTCCCCTAACAGATAGACCTTCAACCCTGAAAGACACACTGTCTTCATCAATCTCTCGACCTTTAATCTCATAAGGATGCGGTACGGAGATAAGGTCTGAGATAAGGTTGAAATCAGATTCCAAATAAGTTTTCGGTTGAGCCTCTAATATGTTGTGTTCTATGTTTAAAGTTAGAGCTCTGAGGAACTGCCTCTCACTCGCAGGGTTGTGTGTGAATTTAATAGGGAAGCCTAGATCCTCCTCAAGAGAGTGAAAACTCACTTTAACGAGGCCTTCCACACTACCACCCACATAACCTTTTATCATGTCGTCTTCTCTTCGAGGATCTAAGTGGTGAACAAGAGGCGTGTCAGACACCTCCACATCCCCTCTTCTCTTACTGCTTTTTGCGACTTCTAGCGGGCTATCATAAATGAAGCCTGCAAGAGAGTGTAAGAGGTGGCTCGCACCGCGAGTTCCCACACCAGAAAATAGCCTATTAATCGACCTAGACCCTGAACCTGAATGACGGTACATATAAATCTTCCTTTTTTAAACGCGTGCGGATTTAACTAGTATCATTTCTTTTTTTCTTGCTGGACTATCTTCTCCAGCTTCTCTGTAAGGTATGCAAGTTTTCTTTTTGCCTCTAGAATTTCTTGCAGGACTTTGTCGGAAGACTCTTGTTGAGATGGAGCTTCTTGCTCCTCATTCATCTTCTTGATTTTCTCTAGGTGCCACATCTTGGTCTTGATCCTCTTGGTCTTGATTCTCTTGGTCTTGATTCTCTTGGTCTTGATTCTCTTGGTGCTTCTGTGATTTCGGCAGGGTTGCATCATGGATGCGATTACCAAGTTCTGTAAAGCCTACCAAGTGGAGGATCTCCATTAAAGGATGAGCGACCACGTTGTGGATAGTGTAATTAAACCGTTTCATTTTTTTTAACTCCTTAGTTATTTGAACCATAGTGGAACGAGTGCTTGGCGTCGAAGTAATCACCCTTCGGCATCTCAATCTCGGCACATGTCTTGTAATTGAGAGCGGGGTGTGGCTCTCGGTCTGAAAAGTAAACAACTTCGTTGCCACTCATGCATCGGTAAACTGTAGTCTCTGAAGAGCGATCTAACGCCAGCAAAGCCAAACAGATAACGAGGATTAATATAGGAATGGCAACCTCTCGCCTGCTCATAGCAATCTCCTTGCGTGATTAGTTATTATGGGCACTGCACTTATCGAGATAGCCTGAGGGTCGAGCAAAAAAACTTAGCGGTATCTCATTCTATAGTCTTTAGGCGTTCTAAGGATGCCGAAATTGACTTGCTCAATGGCATCCTTAGCATATTGAGCAAACTCTTTATCCTCATCAGAACCAGAGGTCAGAAGCACATTGACTGTGATCTTCATCTCTTTAGTATAAAGCAGATCTTTATCAAAAACTTTAACCGCCCAAGCCATGACTCGACCCACTTTTTCAGGCTCAATCTTCTCAGAGTGAGAGAGATAGTCGTAAAACCGACCCATAGCCAAACACTCTTTATCAAAGCCCCACATGGTACTCCTCATTTTGCGGTCTCCCATGTACTCCCTGCACTATAAGAACGCTTTACGATGCGAGCCTTGCTCGACACCTCTCTACGGGCAGATCTAGCTTGTGATCTCGTTAAATAGTAAGACCCTTGCGAGGTCTTTATAACCTCTCCTTTATCAGACAAGATCGCGTATAAGTTGATGCTCTCACTCATGGCGTTGACTCCTTCTTGTTTAAAATAGACATACCATAATACCAACCACTTCAGGTCATCCTACGAAGCACTCTTGCCTCTTTTCTCAAGGTTCGAAGTGTTAGCCTGTTTTGCTTCATCGGTAGAGACCTTAAAGATGTCCCGAAGCTCCTTTAGCCCGAGAGCTTTCAAGGTGAGGATGCCCACAAATAAAAAAAAAGAGCCTCCGAAGAGACTCTTTAAGAGTGGGTCGTCTGGGACTCGAACCCAGAACCAATAGATTAAAAGTCTACTGCTCTACCAATTGAGCTAACGACCCTAAGACACCTTAATTCTTTGTTTCAATGGAAAGGTGTATCAACCACCAGCCCCTGTCAAGGTCTAAACCTTGACTTACCTGTTGCAACAAGCCTGCGTGAAGGCACACATAGTGATCCCAGCGGGATTTGAACCCGCGTTCTCGGCGTGAAAGGCCGATGTCCTAACCCCTAGACGATGGGACCTTATTAGAAAGCGTATCGGGGTTTAAACCCGACCCTCCTGCGGAAAGTGACCTGACCCTGACTAGTATTGGTCAGACTTTAACCTAATCGGTAGTACCGACTTAACAGTGCTCTCAGATAAACTGTATCACAGTCACCTGTCAAACTAAGCTATACGCCCATCTCTTATTATCTATATGAAGAGTGGTCACGCAAATTATTATCACTTAATTTTTTCGACTGACAAAAGAGTCAAGCGTGTGAGCAACCTTGATAACATCATTAACGTCAAAGCCTTGAACGGGTTGACGAGTACCTTCTGGCTTAAGGTACTCATTCTCACGCTCTTGGCTCACCCTCTCTTGTAGAATGTTGATCGCCATTTCCAAGAGAGATTCCCTAATCTCATAACCGTTTCTTACGCTGTCTCCCATTACCATTCTCCTGTGTGTGTAATGTGTAGGAACGCCCTACACAAATAGCACTCTACCAAGTAAGGAGGAGAAAAAATAAAAAAAAAGGCTGGCTCTCTCAATAAGAAAACCAGCCTTTTTACCTTAGACCCACCCTCGCCCAACAACCTATCTACCCCCCCTATATAAAGGTAAAAAGATAAAAGGGTGAGCCTAATGCACTCAACAGGGCTCGAACCTGTGACCCCCACTTTAGGAAAGTGGTGCTCTTCCGACTGAGCTATGAATGCGTTTATTGCCCCACTCATAGAGTAGGGGTAGGTTTCCCCAATGCGACCTAGTACACTCGGCAGGATTCGAACCTGCGACCAATGGCTTAGAAGGCCACTGCTCTTCCGCTGAGCTACGAGTGCTTAAAAGCACACTTCACTGTACCGTACCAAAACCCACCGATGATGGAAAGGGGATCGAACCCTAAGATACAACTATCTCTGAGAGAGCTTAAAGTCTTCAGTAAACCTGCGACCAAACCTAACCGAAGTCTTCTGGCCACCCTGAGGCGGAGGATTCGAACCCCCTACAAGAATGCTTCCGTGCAGTGTCATCTCTTTTTTGACCCTCCGTGAGGAGGTGCGTGCTAATGGGCCCATCAGGATTTGAACCTGAGACCTACCGATTATGAGTCGGGAGCTCTAACCACTGAGCTATAGGCCCTTTGTTTTTTGTTTTTTCAAAGATTGTTCAGGTATCGTCACCCAACAGTAACTATTATACAATAGGAGCAGAGCTACCGATATTTTTTTCAACTATTTTTTTGAAGCCTCTTTTGGTTCTCCAAGTAAAGCCTTGCAGACCTAGAGATTTCTACAACATCTTTTCTTTGGGCATTCTCTAAAATAGACTCCTCTAAATCCTTCGCCGCGAGGACTCTAAAAGAGTATGCCTTCTTGACTATACCCCTGTTAACATAGTGCAAATTCTGGCCTGTAGCTCTGTCTACAATGTAATACATGACATTTACCCAATCTCTTTAAAAGAGAGATCCCCTGCTAGAACTACCCTCTTGTACCTCTTCTCTTTAAGGAGTTCCAGAGGGTCACTTGTAACCTTTGAGAGACTGAGTCTCTCACGGATCGTGATTACTGATCTTCTCCTCTCTTCTCTATCAAGCTCCCTATAGAACTCTTCGCCGCTCTTCTTAATAAACAAGGTCTTCATCTTCATATTCCTTTTCTTCTAAATTACCCCCCAACATCAAGGAGGTCTGGCGTTATCCTAGTAATGTTCTTCTGGTGTTAGAAGAACATTCTGGTTTTTGTGGCTGGATTAGGGTCTTCCGAGTAGCCCTAAACTAGGTTACAGGCTCTCCTACAGCATGAGCATAGACAGCCATCCTATTTTTTTAGTTGTCTCAACACCTACTCTACTCACCCTCGTACCCCTTTACTCTTATAGAAGGAGATTGGAGGGGCTTATTCTTTTTCCCCCTGCCCATGTCAGGGAAGAGGCAGTAAGGATATCTCAACTGAAAAGTCCGCTGAGACTAAAGAACTCTTTAAATAATAAAGTAGGGAGGGTGACGTTGTAGGATAGAGTCATAGGTTCAACCTAGATAGGGAAGTTCAAAAAAACACTATGTCTTTTATATCTTGTTTATGGCTTACAATAGTGGCTATGTCATTCAAAGGAGAAACAACATGAGACGAGCATCACGAAGAGTTCAGAAACAACTCGCAATGAAGAGAAGAGCTTACCTTAACAGGGTGAGGAGAGCCGCCGCACGCCAGGCTGGGTTAGAGGATGAAGAGCAAGAGCAAGTACTCCTTGAAGCATTGAAAAAAAGTAAAAAGGATGATAAGGCACTCAAAAATTACATCAATTACAAAAAAAAGGAAGATCCCGATATCATTGAAAAGCTAGGTAAATACATCCCTAGTGCGGATCTCTCTGATATGAACCTCAACCAGAGGGACTTCACCAAGATTAAGGGGCTTGTGACTGTGTCCCATACGAATTTTTCTGACTGTGAATTGGAGAGGTCTAATTTTAGTGGCCTCAGGATAGGCATGGCTAATTTCGAAAATGCCGATCTTACGATGGCACAGTTCGTAGGGGCTAACCTTAACTTCACAAACATAAACAATACTGTTTTGAGGGGAGCTAACTTTACCAGAGCAACTATGGCGAACGCGAACATGGCAACCGCTGATGGTCTTGAGAGAGTCATCTTTAACCACGCGGATCTGACAAACGTTGTCATCATGAATGGTGAGGTTGAAGAATGCAGTTTCATTGGAGTTAAGAAGATCCACAGCGTCAATGGCACTTCATTTAAAAAAACCGACCTTGTGGGCATCGAATTTGAAGACGAAGGGGCTCTCGAAGGGTGTACCTTCTCAATGAGGACAGATCTTAGCAGGATCACCTATTCAGGCTCGTTTGGAAATCTGGCGAACTTAGAATCTCTCATTTTCGAGGGTGCAAATCTTGAAGGGTCTTCTGCAGAAAACGGATCTTTTGTAGGAACTAACTTTAATCGTGCTAACATGAAATCTTGTAAACTTAAGGGCGGAGATTTCACAAACGCTAAGATGAGAAACACAATCCTTATAGAAGCAGATCTCTCTGACGGAAGCAATTTCGAAGGTGCGGATCTGACAGATGCGAAGTTAAGGGGTGCGAATCTTGACGGTGCGGATCTCACAGGCGTTCTTTCTATCGACGGTGCGGATCTTACAGGTGCAGATCTTAGAGGGGCAGATCTCTCTGGCGTAGATCTCTCAAACGTCACGCTTAAGAACATCAAGACTGACAAGAGAACAAAGCTGGACATGAGCTTCGGAAGAAAGTTAAGGAAGTTCGTAACTCGGAGGGCATACCATAACCCAACAGCGGGTCGTCGCGTCGCATCTCGTTTTGTCGAGGGTCTCTACGGTGAAGAGGTAGAGAGCAATGAGGAAGAACACATGGGTATGTATGACCACATGAGTGAAGATCAGGAACTCATGGCTATGATGGACGACCACATGGGTTATGAGGAAGACCTCATGGGTTATGACATGGACGACGAGTTCTAAAAAAGAGAAACCTGACCCTTGAACTCAGTGTCAACAGGCTTCGCCTCTGACTTGATCTCAGTGTCAATAGGCTTCCAATGACGAATCCTCTGCTCTGAGATCTGTGCATACTCTGGGTTCAACTCTATACCAATGAAGTTGTGACCTTTTCGAGACATTGCAATCCCTGTAGTACCAGACCCCATAAAAGGGTCTACTATAGTAGAGCTTGCCTCTATGCCTCTAGCACACCACTCCATAATCTCAATAGGCTTGACCGTAGGGTGAACGTTACCCCTCTTCCCTTCTTCCGCAACCAAGCCCGCTTCTCTCTCTGACCTACTCGCCTTTGACGTGTAATAGAAGCTATCTGCCTCTTCTGCCACAAAGATCGCATCTCGTACCTCAAAGCCTGTGTCCTCAAGGGCGATTACCCCCTTGTACCCAATATCTGAGTCGGGGATTAGGACTACGTGACCTCCGGGTTTGAGTATGTCTTGAATCTTCTGAGACTCCTCTTTTGTAGGCTCTCCTAGCAGGATGACACCGTGAGCTTTTGGTTGGAGAGAGGAGGCAATAGCCCCCTCTTCAAAAACCTCTTCTAGGTAGCTTTCAAAGTTGATCTCGCTAGGTTTACTCACAATGACACAAGCATCCTTTACAGGGGGGGTGATCATTGTCTTGAAATATTCTATCATGTCTTTCATCAGTTACTTCCTTGCTTAACCCCAATACAGATAGGCTCCCAAGCGGGCTTAAGAGCTGTCCCCCAACCCTCCCAAGTTTTAGCCCCTTCAGAATTTGCTTCTACTATGTCATAAGTGTGTGGGTTATATGTTTTATTATACCCACTGTCTTGACCTAGAGCATTTTTACCAGCTCGTCCTTGACCTACTATTTTCAGAGTTCCATTTTTTTCTAGTGCTTTACTTAAGTTAAGAGATTTCGGGAATCCTGACGAATAAGTCCAAGCCTCTACCCGTAAATCTGAGAAGCCTATTTCTTCCATCATCGCTATTAGGTGATGAAAAGTCCTAGTTCCACTAAATGCCTTAATCAACCCATTAGGTTTTAAGATTCGATGAGCCTCTGTAAGCCACTTTCTATGCCATTCCCTTTGTTGAGAACCTTTACCTATGTCGTCCCAACCTTTAGACATAAACTTTAGCCCATAAGGGGGGTCGCAGATGATTGCGTCAACCGAGTTATCTTCTAGGTCTTTAAGTCTGTCTGTGCAATCACCTATTTTAATCTCTATCATTGGTCATTGTCTTTCTTAAATTGTCTGAAGAACCTAGAAGCACCCCCCCTATCTCCACAGTTCGCAGATGAGGAGTAATAATTATCTGTCTTACCAAAGAAACCACTCACGTTTGAATTAGTTGGGTTTACATCTTTACCACTAACTAAGACACCTGTTTGTTTATCAAGATTCTTAACAGGACAACCCTCTACACAAGCCCAATCAGGTATAGTTTCTTCTCCTTGATGGTGGTCTTTCGCTCTTTTCTTAAGCCCGTCCTTGTAAAGACCTACTTCTCGCTCAGTGCCTCCTTTATCAGATTTACCCTCACCCTCTTTAATCTTCTTCGTGCCTTTTAATTCACAGTCCTCTTTGTGGTTGTGGGTAAGAATGAAGTTAGCAGGCCATCTACCTTGATTTGTAAAGGTTACTCCAGTCCCTTTCTCATAGGAACACCCTCCCTTTTGAACCCCCCATCCTACAGTCCGATTTCCAGCAGTCGCTTGACGGGGAACCCCCCCACCGATGCGTGTGGCATCTATATTTATAGCCCCACACCCATGCTTAAGAGTGTTTTCTGCTACTGTTCCCTCTACGGGTTTCCTAAGTATTGTGATGATCATCCTCCCCTCCTCTGGATCTCTCGCTGTATGTACCAAACCGCTTTGCTTAGGTCTTCTTCAGCGGTCTCTGTAGGCTTCTTACCTGCTCTTAATATATATTTGACCGCAGACCCGAGAGAAAAGTTGAGCTCGAAAGCCTCGATAACGTCTATGGCTTCGATCTTCTCACTTTGGTAGTGGTCTGGGTGTTCTACTTTCTCATATTCACTCATTCTCCTACCTCCTTTATCTTAAAGGTGGAAACGCCGTTCCTCTCTAGGTAACTTAGGCCTTGTGCAAAAGTCCCGTTTACTTCCGAAGGACAGTAAACGGCCTTTATACCAGAGTGGTGTATTGCCTTTGCACACATGAGGCAAGGGTCGCAGTTGGCTATAAGCCACTTCCCCATAGTTGATTGACCTACCCGAGCGGCGTTTAAGATTGCATTCATCTCCGCGTGGTGGCAACCTATGTCATTAGACGTACCACTCAGTACGGAGTTACACTCTCGTAAACACACATCACCCCCGCAGAGACTCTCCCGCGACCCTCTTGGAGTCCCATTGTAACCCTCACTGACCACTACGTTGCTCTCAGGGTCTACTATGAGAGCACCTACCTTCCTCCGAGGACATGGGGAGTTCGACGATATCAAGTCGCATTGTAGTATGCGTGACTTTAAATGCTTTCGGTTCATCTCGACACCTCAAAGACTAGTGGTTTATTTGCAATCCCATACTTGTGGTCACAGATGGAGGGGTTAACAAAGCTTATCCCCTCCATCATATATAAGCCGTAACCTTCGTGTATATGACCAAAAACATGGTGTTGAGGCCTTACTCGTTTTACAGCCTCCCATAGGTCGTCACAGCCCACGGGTTCTCCTGTGTGTAACACGTCACCCACGCCCCGTGGAGGCCCGTGCGTAATCAGAACATCTGTATCTTCGGGTATCTTAGACCAAACGGAGCGGATAGGAAGACCCCTATCTACATTGAAAGCCCAATTGCAGAAGGTTGGTTGGCAGGGACTACCATAAAACTTGACACCTTGAATCTCGACTCCGCTGTTCTCTAAATAATGAACACCAGACCTTAAAACAAAGTTCTTGATACCACTCGCAAATAAGCGGGTTTTGTGGAATCTATGCCAATTGTTTTCATAAAAAGGTAGATCTAGAGTAATGTCATGGTTACCTGCAACTAAGATCTTATGTGGGTGCGGACGTGAAGAAAACCACCCCATGAAATCGGTGACTTGTTTGAGAGTGCCTGTTCCAGAGAAGTCTCCAGAGTGAACTAAAACATCACCTTCGGGGAGGTCTATCTTGTTATGTTGATTGTGCGTGTCAGAGATACAGACAACCCTCATTGCAACTCTCTCTGTGTCGGGAACTCCCTGTTAGGATGTTTCTTCTGGAAGTCTTTCTTTACGGATTCATAGAGACCTGAACCCACCCCACAAGCCACAGCACCCTCTTGGGCGAAAGATGCTGCAATCATATACTCACAGAGGATGTTTGTCAGGTACAGGATTCTCTCCTCTACATACTCCCACTCCCCATTCTCTATCACCCATTCTTCATAAAAAGATATAGCCTTGCTGTACGCCTCGATACTTACATTGATGCCGTTGATATCGTCTAAGGGAATTGAGTATCTCAAAGGTACGTTCATAGTCACCGCCTTGTGATGTGACAAACAGAGCCTACGGTAGTTGCCACAGAAACTGCTTTTGTTAATAGTTCTTTCAACCTCCCCGTAGGGAAGTGGTCGTATGCGTGAGGTTTTGTCAGCATACTCTTATCTGCTATTGAGGTATTATAGTTTTCACAAACCACTGCGTAAGGGAAAGAAAGGGCTTTTTTGAGAAGTGGGTTCTCAACAGGTAGCTGGTGTAGCATAGGTATAACTCCTTTGACACAACCATTTATGGAGGCATCACCCATAGAGGTCAGAGACTTCTCGACTAATGCTCTTTTCCAGCGTGCTTCCGCTTCAGTTACACCGCCAACTTTTATCTTAACTAGGGTACCCGTCAACGCATTTGCTCTCTTCTTCCACAAGTCCTGTGTGTGTGCAAAAGGTATTGTCTGAGCTTCCCTCAACAAAGCGTCTGCCCTCAAAGACGCACTCTCTGTATGGTCGTCATAGGGGGTGATCACCATCTCACGCCTGTTCAAAACAACATCAAGGGCTGAACCGAAGAACTCTGTAAGGTATTCAGGATAGACACCCTCATCAAATACGGTAGCTCCTGTGAAGGATGCGAGATCGTCTAACCAGCCTCGACCCCATGTCACACGCGGAACTTCACAGGCGTAGACATCTAAGACACCCTTAGAACGGTTCAGATTGATCGTAGACAAAGCTTTTGACCCAATAATGGGTGCAACTACCACTAAAGGTCTTCCTTCGAAAGAGCCCATATTCTCTAACGCCTTGAGAATTTGCTCAACTTTAAACACGGGGCGGGAAAATAGGGCAAACATAGCCCCACTTAAATAGACCTCGGATTCGTGATGGACTCTAGTGTTTGAAACCCATGAGTCCGACTCTTCTACTTCGATCCCTACCCCCTTCCCTCTTTCTAATGAAATATGAGAAGAGGAAGCCCCAGAGAGAGTTAGAGCTTCAGCGACTGATCTCACAGAACCTAGATCCAAGCCTCCCCCCACACCGATATCTAGAAGAATATTTTCAGAGGCGTGTACTGAGGGGATGCGGTCAAGCACTGAAGGCAAAGCCCTCTTCACCTTCTCAGTATGGTCAGGGTGAGCAGATTCCCCTAACCTGACAAAGTCTCGAATCAAACTGCAAGCTATGAACACCCCCAGCTTGCAACCGTCACCATTTCCGCAAATATCTAAGAAAGAAGTCTGCAGTAGTCTCCCAGCACTGTCTTTTGGGTGCCAAGCATTAAGGATTGATTTTGTAGAGGGGTTATTCCAAACCGTACCTGATCTTGAAATGAGCACAGTACCCCCATAGGAGGCATGGCTTTTCATCAAAAGGGACAGAACTTCTTCGACCGAGGGTATAAATAAAGGTAACGACATCTTAACTCTCTGAAAGGATATAGGCTATGTCTTCAGTCATTATACAAACAAGATCGTCAGCTCGGTCTTACAACTTAAAAGCAAGTGTCTCTATTGGGTGGGGAGGGTGTATCCCACCTCTCGCCATCGAGTCTTACTTAGGACTCTCGGAAAAAGTTGATTCCCGTGAATTCGCCCTAGCGGTTGAGGCATTTCAAGAATCATGCTTCGGGGCAGGCCCTCATGTTGACGGTAAACTTGGGAGAGGAACATGGTCGGCTTTGTTAAAAGAGTTCGACTTTGTTGACGAGAGCCTACCTTTTTGGACTTCGAATGATAGGCGGGTCAACATCACTCTTGAAGAGGGTGTTGAGACTGTAAACTTTGACCAAGCGGGTGGTCTTGACCTCCACAGGTTCGGACATTTCTCTAGCAGGGGCGGGAGAAAACCTCACTTAATTGTGGTGCATTGGGGTGGTCTTGACCCACACCATTGTCACAGGGTTTTCTCCAGCCCTGACCGTAAAGTGTCGAGTCACGCAGGGATTGGCTTGAACCCTGAGGGTAACCCTACCATCTACCAATACCTAGACTTGAGTCATAAGTCTTGGCATGCAGGGTGGGCGAACTCTTACTCTGTGGGCATTGACATTTGTCAACAACCTAGCTTGAAGTGGAAAGACCACTACACTAAAAGAGGGTACAGCATCTCTGAGATGGCTAACACCACAGGGCGAGGAGACCCCAAGGTTCTCTCTCTTGACCCCCGCGTCGCTAAGGCCACAAGGGAGGCTGTAAAATCTCTCTGTGAGGTTCTCGACATCCCTTATGAATTCCCCAGAGGGGAGAGAGGGCAAGATACGTCTGGGGATTTCTATCATGGGGTTGTTGATAAGAGTTACTTGACCAACAACTTCACGGGTGTTATCGGACATCATCACATTACAAAGAAGAAGTGGGACTGTGCCTGCTGGTGGGATAGCTTATTCAATTGAATAAGAAACACATCTATATTGAGGACAAAGTCAGCAGAGCTCTCAAGTTAAAGATAGATGAGGGACTCCCTCACATACACTTCTCTATAGAAGAGAACTGCGACCCTTTCACATCTGCTTTGATTTGGATCGAAGTTCTGACTAGGGGCGTAGAGGCGGCTTTAATTCAAGGAGCTTGTGTTATATCCTATTCTGACCCTTACGTTTCTAAAGGACAGCTCTCCTCTGAAGAGTGTGATATCATAAAGAAAATGCAGAAGAATCTCGACAAAAAACTCTCTACCGTAGAGATCATTGATAATAGGAAATGAAGTCGCACGAAGCCTATGAAATGTATATGCAAGGATTCCCACACAAGGATATAGGGAATTATCTTGGCTTTGATGCCCCCTACTCCAGAAAGCTAGTCCGAAGACACGCACTTCGAAATAATTTACCCTACCCAAGAAAGCAAGTAGACCATTCAAAAACTTATGACCTGTACTACAACGGAATGTCAACAAGAGACATTGCGAGACTTTACAACATAGGTGAGAGGGCGGTTTTGGTAAGGATCAAAAAGTTCTGTGTAGAAAACAGAGTGGAGATGCCAACCGAGACCGAGAGACCCCGTATCGCCTATGAACTTAGAGTCAAGCACAACTACAGTTTTGCAAAGATCGCTCGAATGGTCGGATATGCCAACAAGTCAAATTGCTTTAGAGCGATAAAAAAATATAAGGAAGAAAACCAATGCTAGTCGCTTTTACTATTGCGAGCTTTGCCGCAGCGTGGGCATACATCGCCCTCGGACCAACACAAACGGAGCAAAACCGTCGAGAAATCGAGAAGTCAGATCCTTGGTTCAATAACGAAGACTGAGAACCTTCAAGAGAGTGACCTTTGAAGAAGGCACTCTCCACAATCGGCAAGCGGTACAACCCAGCTCGCTGATTAGGCAATAACCTTCAGGGTAATCAATGTAATCCATGAAGTAGCCTTTAACCTCAAGAGCAGCACCCTGCTCTAACATTGAAAAAGAAACTAGAAAGCCCCTCTTGAAACTCTCTTGAGGGGCTGAGATAGGTTCTACCCTCTGATGAGCAAGCGTAATATCGTCTTGCTCATCAGTTGTTTCAGGAGATGTTACCCCCAGCTCAAAATGGCCGACTACCTTCCTCTGATTAAAGAAGGCGAACGACCCATTGAAAAAGTCAAGAGCACCGTACTCATCTCCAACGACATTGATTACAAGATGATCTGTTACTTCTCCCTTATGGAGAACCAATATGACGTGACCAACTCTAATCAATATCTAAACTTTCGAGGTGGGAGAGAGGTTCGGGGACTGTCATAAAATCTTGACTTGTCCCTGTAAACATCTTTATCCCACCTCTTTCTTTGTGTCTGGACTATGCCAGGGTGGACATCATGCATACTGTGTTTTGAGAGCTGAGCATCATTCAAACCTCTGTCATACAAGTTGACTACATGAATAGTACAACCATGCTTTCGACCCATCTCCATGTAAGGGTCTACCTCCCATTTCCTTGAAAACACGTTGTGTACAACGACAACCTCAAGATCCTCGTCCCTCACAAGGTCAGTTGCAGTATCAAGACACCACTCATGAGCCTCCTTGAGCCGTGAGGGGTCGAATTGATACCCTCCCTCACTATCCACGAAAAAGTCGTCTACCGACACAGATGCTCGGTCTTCTGGGCAGTAGTCAGAGCTACCTACAATAAGCTCCATAAGTGATGTCTTCCCTGAACCCGAAAGACCCCGAATCAAAACCAATATATCGGCCATTTTAACCTCAAACCTTCTTTAAGAACCTAACTGTCAACCATAGGAGAACAGGGAGGTGTTTATAATATGTGGACAACATCACTATACCAGATGTTGTGGTCTCTCCTATATACCGCGACCGCCCTCTTTCACCTACTACTTTCAGCTACAATCTTAGGCAAAGTACACAAGATCTCTAAAGCCTCGATTCTCTAGGTTAGAGTGGCGTCGTCACACACCACTAAGGATACGACCTCGACACCCAACCCTTCGAGAAGTTCCCTGCCGAGTTTGCCCCTCTCAACAACAACAGCAACCTGAGCGATTTTATAACCCGCACCAGAAGCCGCGACAACAGCACGATATGCACTCTGCCCTGTTGTCAAAACATCCTCTACAAGTGTGAACTCGCCGAGGGTAGAGGGAACACCTTCAACAACCGACTTGAGGCCATAATCCCTTGTGGTCTTTCTCACATAGCCAAAAGGCTTGCCCCCCATAAGTGCTATTGCGGAGGCAAGTGAAATACCTCCGCTTTCTACACCAAGTAGGGCGGAGGTATTTATTTTTGCCCCTAAGTGTGAGCAGACTTTACGGAAAAGATTTATATCTGAGGACAGCCCCTTGATGTCTACGTAATAAGAGCTCTCCTCGCCACTAGATAGAACAAAAGACCCACTTTTCACTAAGCCTCTTTTCTTAAACTCTGCAAGGAAATAGCCACCCACACCCAATATCTGGAAATAGGTCGAACAAGGGTCTTCAGAGTAAATCAAAGACCGACTCACAGAGTAAGTGACGTTCTCTCTATCGACTGTGATCTCACCTCCTTGACGGCCTATACCAGGAGAGAGGATAGGAAAACCCCTCTGTGCGACAAGCTCAAGGCCTACCCTGTCTTTAGAAGAATACACTACTCCGACATTCTGCTTGCTCTCCGCGTAGTCTAAGATTTCTTCGCACATGACATCCTGAGCTCTCTTACCCCCCCCATTCGTGGTCTTACATAGTATGAAAGAGGTCTTACCCAAATACTCAAAGAAAGGTGAGAGTGCTTCTAGTCCCACATACGGGTTTAGAGTGACCGCAGAGGCACCGAGATCTTCAAAGACGTATCTCGCATACTGTACATTTGTGTGTGGGACATCCCCTAGCTTTCCGTCATAGATCCATTTTAAACCTCTCCTATTTAACTCTCTAGAAAGCTCTAGTAAGACGCTCGGTTTGATGAAAGCAGGGTTGAGTTTAAAATACTCGGCGGGGACTTTATCCACGATAGACAGGTACTTTTCTATCGGGTCGCCACATGTGAAATCAAGTCCTACAGATACTTTAAATTTCATATAAATCACCTCTTGAGATAAACTACGCTCACATCAACCTCACCGTTTCCGTGAACTGCCTCTCGTCTAGAGAAGCTCTGTAAAATATCGCCTGCCCAATGAAACAGGACTTCATGGGTAGGCTTTTTTAGTTGATACCCGACCTCAAGGTTATATGTACTGACTTTAGTTAGTCTCCCACCCCCTTCGTAATAACACTTATGGATGAGCGTGTAAGGTAAGATGTGCATCATCTCGGTCTTTACTTCTTTGACTTCTTTGATTGGATAGACACAACCTTTGGATTCAGGTGGGGGGTAAACATACTTCGTCTTTACGTTTGTCCTAGAACCCACCGAGAAGAGGGCAAAAAGACCGACCATTAGAAGACTAAAAACTTTGTAACGCATTGTAACCTCTCACTATACGATTTGTCTTTATGGGATTTAAGAGGATTGTACTCAAAGAGAAGTGATCTGCCCCAGCAGACCTATACCTCTCAAGATCCCCTAAAGAGTAAATACCTCCGCCACCGATGACTTTGACAGACGGATACCACTTCTTCAACTCTGAAATAGCGTCTAGGTTGTTTTTCTGTAAGTCTAACCCAGACAGTGCCCCTTCGGGTGTTCGCTTTGTATTCGAGATGTGAATCGTGGTTGCACCTTGCTCTACTAGGCTAAAAACCCGAGGGAGATATGTACTGTGTGGGACTTTAACAATCACTTGTTTGAAGAGAGTGTTTGCTAGAGTGAGGACTTCATGGTCGATGTGCTTCACGTTGGCGTTTGGGCAAGAAATATTAAGCTCCACACCTTGTATCTTGTACTTCTCCGAGAGTGCGAGGAGCATAGTTTCCCAATCTCCATCCTCTAGTTCTGCGATAGATATGATGTGGGGCTTGTTAGGTATGGAGTCTATACCTCCGTTTCTCAAGCCGACATTATTGACCCACCCTCTCTCAGTCTTTTTAAGGGTGGTGAGAACTCTCCAGAGGCCTCTTCTCTTCTTGAGGGTGTATGTACCTAGTATTCTTGTTGTGTTTGGGTAGAGGCTTAGGAGTTTGAGGTTACTGAAGGGAGGAGATAGGATGATGTCATGCACAGTCTTTTAGCCTTTTCTCATAGGTTTTCTATAACATCAATATACAGAACCAAGGCAAACATAAGGAGCTATAATCATGGCTAATCCAAAAGATGTAGAAGCAGTACGTTATTCTCTCAGAGATGATATGCGAGATGCGGACCTCTCGGAGGCGGATCTATCAAATTCGCAGATGAATTTGGCAAACTTTGAAGGTGCAAACTTTGAAGGTGCGGATCTCACGGGTGCAAGTCTCTTTAAATCGAATTGTATAAAAGCGGATTTCACTGATGCGAATCTCAAAGGTGCGAACATGGAAGAGTCAGACCTAAGGTCTGCTCAGCTTATACGTGCGTGGATAGAAAGAGCTAATCTCAAGGATGCGGATCTCAGAAGTGCGTGGCTTTTGGAAGCTAATCTCACGGGTGCGGATCTCACGGGTGCGGATCTCAGAGGTGCGTGGATAGAAAGAGCTAAGTTCAAAAATACGAAGCTCACCAACACTAATCTGACAGGGGCTAATCTTACAGATGCGGATCTCACGGGTGCAAATCTCACAAAAGCGGATCTCAGTGACGCGAAACTTATTGGTGCGAAGCTAATTGGTGCGAAGCTTTTCAATGGGAAGCTCAGGAATGCAGATCTCGAAGAGGCGAGATTACAAGATGCGGATCTCAAAGATGCGAATCTTGAACGTGCAAATCTCAAAGACGCAAAGCTACAGGGTGCGAATCTTATAGGTGCGGATCTCACTGGTGCGAATCTTATAGGTGCGGAACTTATAGGTGCGGAACTTATAGATGCGGATCTCACTGGTGCGGAACTTATAGATGCGGATCTCACTGGTGCGGATCTCAGAAATGCGAAACTTATAGATGCGGATCTCAGAAATGCGGATCTCAAGAATGCAGAAGGGATACCTCTGTCCATATCTGACAAGTTCCCTCACAAGGGTGAGACAGTAGAGGAGAGACTCCGCAGAGAAGAAGAGAAAGCCCGAAAAGAAGAAGAGAAGAGACTCCGAAAATAAGAAGAAGAGAGACTCCGAAGAGTAGCGATCCAAGACATCACCAAACGTGTCTCCAGAGCTAAGAAAGACAAGGAGCTGGAAGCTCTTGCTCAGGAAGTGGGTTCCCTACAGGCTCAACCTGATTACGTTAGAGAGTATGAAAACATCCTCGAAGACCTCCAAGCTAAGATCGAGGAGAAGTACTCTGTTGTAGGCAAGGGTCTTAATTATCTGAAGAAGCTCTTCAGCAGAGGTAAAAGGGCTTCTCAGATCAGAACAGCATCGCAAATGCTTAACCAGCTCAACAAAGAGATCTCTGATCTCAAGAAGGAGCTATAATCATGAGACAACTAACCGCATCACAGAAAATCGCCCAGCTTGAGAACCGTATCGCCAAACTTGAGAAGCAAGCTATCCTTAGAAGGTTTAAAAGGGAGGCTTTTATCATCCTGAATAAGCTCACAGGTGCTTTTCGTCGACCAGAGTTCATTTACGGAGCTTCGGAGAAAGACATCAAGAAAGCGATGAGGAAGCTGGAGAAAGACCCTGAATTTAAAAAGGTTCTAGAAAAAGCCCCTAAGAGAGGCAACCTAAAAAAGATGTGGGGCTACTTCAACATCTACTTCAAAAATGTACTAGGGCACGGCGGAATGATGCTCGTGATATTGGTGCTTGGTGCTATTACCATGAAGATCTTTAGCATCGGAGGGCTTGCCGCTGGATTGCTATTATCCGCTTTTGTAGGAGACATGGCAAGTTCGGCCGCTAGTCCTGACGAATACTATGCTAAGGAAATTGCTAAACAAAGGCTACTAGACAGACGCTAGATAGTCTTAGACTCATATACGGGGTTGTACTGCTGAGAGACACGGATAAAAGTCGTGCATTTGCTTAACTCTCTCAGCTCCAGTGCTCCGATATAAGTACAGGTTGATCTGACGCCTCCAAGTATGTCCTGAAGGGTGTCCTTAAGGTCGCCACGCTCCTCAATTGATATTTCTTTTATATACGGTAGAGGTTATACAAAGAAGGATAGAAGGTAGAGAAGATAAATGAGGCACCTCGAAGCGGCTTATACAGGTAAAAAGTTCAAGCTCAACGGCAGAGAAGTTTCCCTGCTTACCATCCAATCTTACGCTAGAGATAGAAACCACCCTGAACAACAAGAAGCAAAATCCTTTCTGAAGAAAAACAGAAAGGAGGTAGAGACCTATACTAAGGTGTTAGCAACCCTGAATGATGTGGCAGATACCCTAAAGAGTAGAAAGTTTAAGCAGACGGATGAAGGCCTTGAGGAGTTAGCAGGAAAACTCGTAGATCTTAGAAGAGACCCGAAAGCCAAATACTACTCTAAGATCATAGATGACATGATGAACAAGGTGGAGAGGAAATACTCTTTCGGGAAAAAGCTAAAGACCGTCTATGAGAGGGTCTGGAAGAACCGAAAGAGAGCCGACCAGATCCGTGTTGCTTCAAGGATGCTGGACGACATTAAATCTGAGATCTCTGATCTCAAAAAGGGTCTATAAAGTCTGGGTGCAACAAGGTATTCTCCCTACCTGCTCCGTTAGAGACCATAGTTACAGGAACTCCTGAGTTATCTTCTATGAAAGAGATGAACCACTGAAGATTCTCAGGCAGTTCCTCCCAAGACTTCGCCGAGGCTGAACCTCCCCAGCCCTCAAGCAGGTGCATCTGGTCTTGATACCACACCTTCACCTTCTCAAAGCCATCCAAGACATCGACTTTGGTTAAAGCAATCTGCGTGAAGCCGTTGAGCTGGTGAGCATAAATGAGGTCGTCAAGGTTCAACCACCCACACCTACGTTTACGAGCGGTGACAACACCAACCTCCTTGCCTATCGCTTGAAGTCTCTCCCCGTCTTCGTCTAAGTCCTCAGATATGAAATCGCCTTCACCTACTCGAGTGCAATACGCCTTGAACACTCCGATAGTATCTGTATCTCGAGGTAGAGCACAGCCCAGACTCGCACCGATACTAGGGGCGATAGTGTGGGAAGAGGTGACATAAGGATATGTCCCATGTGTGACATCAAGGAGAGTTCCCTGAGCCCCCTCAATGACCACATTCTTCCCTTCATGAAAGATACCATGAAGAAAAGAAGTCATGTCTGTCCTAATATACCCCCTCCACTGCTCCGACCACTCTTCGAGGATGTCTAGAAGCTTCGTCTCTTGATATGATGTGTTCTCTCCGTAAGCCCTCAAGAAAACATCTACACGGTGAGGCAATTCTTTAGAATCAAGAAGATCGCCTGCACGAATACCCACCCTGCGAGCCTTATCTTCGTAGCAAAGCCCAATTCCATTTCGAGTAGTCCCGATACGGTTGCCTGAAGCCTCTTCTCTTTGAACATCGTAGTAGATGTGAGTAGGGAGAACAAGGTGAGCTCTGCTGTCTATGTGAAGAGACCCCTCTAGGGAAATGCTCAGCCTCTCTTCAACGTCCCTCATCTCAGAAAAGAGGACATCTAAGTTAATGGCCATACCCGCTCCGAGTATAACTTCAGCTCCTTGGAGAACACCAGACGGTAAGAGGCGAAGTTTGAAAGTCTCTCCCTCATAGATAATGGTATGACTCGCATTAGATCCTCCCTGAAAACGAATACAGTAATCGGCGTCTGAGGAGAGAAAGTCCACAACCTTTCCTTTCCCCTCATCACCCCACTGACCTCCAATTACAGATTTAACATTATGCATCTCTCAAAACCCCCTAAATGACCTATCTCTTAGGACAGGCATAAAATTCGATCAAAAAACCTTGTCAATATTGCCTCTTGAAGCCTCCCGTAACTCTCGGATGCTTCTATAATGGCTAAGTAACCTTCCTCCAAGCTATCGAAGGAGAAGGTTTAATCTTTCATGTGTTACTTCTTGAATGAAGCCATGAGCCTCATACCGTTGATACCACAGCGGAGCAGATGACACAATACGGAATGTGAACAAAAAGTCTAGGCGGGCTAAGCTATTTTTTGTTGGCTACTTTGACCTAGAAGAGATATCTGTTTCTGGTCATACCTGAAAGCCTTTAGTATTAGAAGCTATCTTTGCGACAAGGTCGAGATCATAACACCTAATCGCTTCCATCATAAGGCGGCATTCAAACCACAGATCCCCGTCAACAAGGGGCATGAAGAGGTCATGGATATTATCCACCCCAAGCATCACATCGACCCCTGCATCTACGAGTTCCCTCACAGGAGCTATAGAGTTGTGTATCGGGGCGTATATGTGTGTCTTTTGCTTCATACTGATCGCGGCTGAGGGGCAGACTATCACCCCTGTGTTTGTGTCTTTAATCTTCCTGATAGTCGAAGACCTGCGATACGTGTCTTGGCAAGCTAAGGAAATTGCGTGAACTAGGTTCACCTGACCCTCTAGCCCGTGCCGTATGACTTTATTTACAACCATATGCGATTCTCTTTCAGAGGGGATGTTGTTCTGTCCCACATGAACATCAACAGGCTTCCCTAGCCTCTTTGCCAAAGAGAATATGAAATCCATATGTGCCTCAGGATCTCTGTCTCTATCGGGAAGACCGCCCACAACATCTGCCATTTCACAGGCTTCTACGAATGCACGGCGAGGTTCAGCCTCCAGAACGCCTTCAAGTGGCTGAACCGCTAGTTGGAGGTCGAAGCCTTTTGCTCTATAGTGATTCTTGACCTCTAAGGCAACCTCCATAGGGGCAGTTCCCACAATACCATCAGCATCAATAAAGGTTCTGCATTTAGTGACACCTTGAGACACCATAGCCTCTACACCACGACACATTCTGCTATATAAGTCAGAATGTGTGTAACCCTCTTTAAGCTCCCGATACAGATCCCATTTCTCCCGAAGACTACTCTGTGACTTTTCAAGCGTTTCGGGAGAGATGAGGTACGCCTTGTCAAAATGTGCATGATGACAAACGAACCCCCCCTTATCCTGTACCTTACTCAAAAAAAGATCTCTCATACTCTTACCCTCCTTCATTTAAAAACCTCTCAACCCGAGTATAAAGAGTCTAAAACAAAAGGAGTCAACGAAGATCTTGGTTTCTCTCAATAAACTATTTATTGATTCAGTTATCTAAGAAACTAGATTAAAGGGAAGTACGATGGCAGACGTGATCAGTAAGAACTATGAAGTAGCCACCTCTTTCGGCATATACACCTTCACCGTAACCTCGGACGAGAACGGGTTTACTTCAGTCGGTAATATACGAAGAAACGGCGTTGTCTGGACTAACGATTACCCCGCAGAAGTACACGCGGCAATACAAGACGCAATCATTGAAATAGAGACCCTCAACGGCAGTAATCCTCAGAACTTCCTTGTTGTAGATAACCTCCTCTCAGAGATTGCCGATCTCGGCGTTGCCTCTCAAGCGAATGCTAGAACAAATCTCGGCATCGTAGACACCCTCTCTTCTATCGGAGACCTCCAAGACGTAGATCTTGGAGACGGTATAGTAAACGGGAAAATACTCCAAGTTGTAGGTGGAGTATTTACCCAAGTAGACCCCGCTAATGGTGGGGGAGGCTTCACTCAAGAAGATATTGAAGATTTTGTAGGAGGTATGTTCCAAGATGGCGGAGGTGTCACTTGGACATATGACGACGCAAACTCTCAAATATCAGGCGTCGTCACGATAGATCACCTCTCTATTAGTGGCCTCAGTGATGTCCTAATAGCAGGTGCCGTAGACGGACATATACTCCGATATAATGGAGTAGCCTTTGTAAACCAAGTCTTGTCTTACAACGACCTTTCAGACACACCAGCTTTCGGCACTGCCTCCACTAAGGACACAGGCACTAATGTAGGCGAGGTTCTTGAGTTCGCGGAACAAAGTACCTTACCTGCACTAGACGGAGCTAACCTAACCGCACTACCTAGTATAAACACCCTCTCTGATGTGGACACACAAGGGATTCAGAATGGTGATACTATCGTCTACAATAACGGGTCATTCTCACCTGGTCTAGTGAGTTCCGTGAGTTCCGCTAATGACTTAGACGACGTAACTGTGGCAAACCCCGTTCTAAATCAAGTGTTGGTCTATGATGGAGCTAACTTTACAAACAGGGCTTTGTCCTCCGCAGACCTCCAAGACGGTGCAGACCTCCTAACAGCTAACTCCTCTATAGGCGACCTTAACGATGTTAGCTTAGTCGGAAACTTAGTTAACGGAAAGATCCTTCAGGTTGTAGGAGGAGTTCTCGAGCAGGTCAACCCCCCAAACACAGGATTTACGCAAGAAGAGGTTGAAGACCTTGTTGGAGGTCAGTTCACTCACCTGAACCACTCCACAGGTATGAGCTTTACCTATGATGATGCAAGCTCTGAAATTAGAGGATCTCTCGATCAAAGCTTACAAGACATCGCCAATGCAGGGCAGGCTCTTAACAACATCCTCATCAGCGACGGCAATAACATCGTACTCAAGACCCCAGCTCAAGCTAGAGTGGCTCTTGATCTTGAGGTTGGGATTGATGTACAGGAGCAGAATGACCGACTAACCGAGATCTCCGATATCGCACAGCCTACTGCAGACCACTTCCTTGCAGGAGACGGAGCAGATCTCGTTCTTAAGACTCCCGTTGAGGCAAGGCTCTCTCTAGAAATTGACCCCGCCAACGCTAGAGCAACTCTTGGATTTGGAACTGCGGTTACTAATGATACAGGAGACTTCCTAGCTTCAGGGTCAGGTTTAGATGACCTGAATGATGTGGCGGTGGTAGCTCCTGTAAATAAGCATGTCATTATCCACGACGGAGTTAACTTCGAGAACAGGACTCTAGCGACCACCGATCTTGCAGATGGAGCTAGCGTCCCCCTCTTACAGGGTGGAAACCTTACTCTCAATGGAAGCCTGTCTGTAGGAGAGATCACCCTCACGGACAATCAAGCCGAGGCTCTTGTTATCTCTGAAGGAGGTAATAACTACCTCACGTTCGTAACTACAGACGCGGGGGAGAGAATTGTTGTAGGCGTAGAGGCGGAGTTACAATCTAACCTAGTTGTAACAGGCACGGGTACAATTACGGCTCCTGCTGCCGCTGCAAACGGAAATGAAATTGTAACTGCATCTTGGATCAGATCTTTAACATTATCTGATCTAACGGACACCACTGAGGACGTTCAAGACATCGCAGGTGTAATGTTTAATCATGTGAACCACTCTACGGGTATCACGTTCACCTATGACGACATCAACAACAGGGTAGACGCCTCCTTAGCAAGCAGTCTCCAAGATCTCTCCCAGCTCAACAGAGCCAACGGAAACTTTATTGTAGGAGACGGTAACAACTTCGTCGTCCTCGCGAACCAGAACGCCAGAGATGCATTAGGTCTTGGAAGTGCCTCTACGAGTGAAGTAGCAGACTTCCTAGCTTCAGGGTCTGGGCTAGAGGATCTGGCTGATGTCAGCATCGCTGGGGTGGCTCCGATTCAGATGCTAGTTAGCGACGCACAGGGTGACTTCTCTAACAGAACCATCTCTACTGCCGACCTCTCTAATGGGTCGAAAGTCCCCTTGTTAGACGGTAGCGACGAGCTTATTCTCGCGAACACGTTCAAGCCGAACGGCGGGATTAACGTGAATAACCTTTTCCTAGTAGAAGGTCTTACAGGCAACACGGAGATCTCTGGATCACTCTCTGTAGACGGACTCTCTTCTATGGAAGGCGGTCTTAATGTCGTCAATCCGAATACGGGAGCAAATTCTCTTTCAATCACCCCAAACGGCAATGATGCGACAGTCAATAGTGCAGGAGGCAATATCTCCTTTAATGCGGTGAACATATCCACCACAGGCACGCTTGACGCAGGTGTCACTACACTTACCTCTCTTGCCACAGCCTCTCTCTTGATGTCGGACAACTTGGCTTCCGCTCTATCTATATCTGAGGGAGGAAATCAATACTTGACGTTTGTTACTACAGACGGCGATGAGAAGGTAGTGTTTGGGAAGACCTTTGAAGGTATCTCAGGTTCTTCAATTGGAAACCTACTCCTCGAAGACAATTCGATCACTACCTCAAACAATGGAGGGGTTGATTTTGGAACGGAGGCGTTGACCACAACAGGTAATCTCACGGTAGGAAATAACCTCTTTGCAGTCGCAGGTGCTTCAGGTAACACCTCAGTAGCGGGAGAATTGACTGTTACAGGAGCAACAACCCTCTCTTCAGGACTATCTGCAAACAATCAAAACATCACCAACGTGGCAGATATAGAAGTAGACTCAATCACCTCTGGAGGCAACCAAATCAGCTTGAATGTCGCAGACAATCAAGGTATCGCCCTGAAGATCGAAGAGTCTACAAACAATGTGTCTTATGTCGAAATCGACACGACAGACAACAGCGAAGAAATCAGGTTGTTAAAAACAACCGTCATTGACGGCACGATGACTATCGGGTCGGGATCTATTGAAGATTCCACAGGTACGATTGATCTTGGAAACACAGATCTGACAACAGGTGGTGACATCACGGTTCAGAACCTTACCGTAAACGGCGTTCAGAACATCAATAACCAAAACAATCTCGCTGTCGCGAATAGTATCATCGAACTCAATAACGGGTTTGTAGGAAATAACGCAAATGACTTAGGACTCCTGCTGACCCGAGGCAATCTCGATGACGCAGTTTTCCTATGGGATGAGGGTCTTGACATCTTTAGGCTGGCTACACACTCAGGTGCAGTCGATATCAACACCATTGACTTCGATGCAGTGGCTGGTATCGCAGACGCAGACTTGAGAGTGGGCGACCTTGATTCACAAGGTAATATCTCTACTACAGGATCTCTTACGGTAAACAGTACAGGTACAATCCTCGCTCCCGCACAAGCTGTTGCAGATAACCACATTGTCACTGCGGCTTGGGTAAGAGGACTTGAGCTATCTGATCTCGCTAACACTACGGAGGCGGTTCAAGACATCGTAGGGGCTCAGTTTACCCTCGCTAACCACTCTACAGGCATTACCTTCGCCTATACAGATGATGGTGGAGTAAATGACGGGCAAGTCACCGCCACTTTACAGGACTCTTTAGTCTCTATCGCAAGCCTTAACCCTGTAGCTGGAAACATACTATACACAACAGGCAATAATACATTTGCAGTCTCTGCTGTCACACAGGAAGGTAGAGACTTAATCGCATCGGACGACCCTCACGCCCACCTGAATCTTGAGGTTGGGGTTGACGTACAGGAACAGAATGACAGACTAACCGAGATCTCCGCTATCGCACAGCCTACTGCCGACAACTTCCTCGCGGGTGACGGGGCAGATCTCGTTCTTAAGACTCCCACACAAGCTAGAACCTCTCTGGGTATAGATCAAGTCAATGCTAGAGCAACTCTTGGATTTGGAACTGCTGTCTCTAATGACACGGGAGACTTCCTAGCCTCTAATTCAGGTTTAGATGACCTGAATGATGTCACGATAACTAATGACCCTCAAGCAGGAACTCCTTTGGTAAACCAAGTTTTGGTCTACACGGGGAACAGTCTCTTTGAGAATATTCAACTCTCTTCAAATCAGTTATCTGACGGAACGAGCCTGATAAAGACATCGTCTTCTATCAACGATCTGTCTGACGTTGACACTACAAACAAGGCACAAGGTAAGGTCTTAATCTTCAATGCACAAGGGGCGTTGACAGTAGGAGACAACACTATTATTGAAGAGTCTCAAGATGCCGTAGGTAGCTTGATCAACAGCGGTACTCAAACAGATATCACTGTGACTTACGACGATGTTAATGACAAGATAGACTTCTCGGTAGATGCCACTATTGCTAGAGTAAACAGCCCTACCCTAACAGGTACACCCGAATCACCTACAGCAGTACAGGGTGATGACAGTACCCAAATAGCTACTACGGCGTTCGTACAGAATGAAATACAGTTCATCAATGTAGGAGGGAACTTTCAGCCTGTAAATGACAGACTAACCGAGATCTCCGCGATTGCCGCACCTACTGCCGACAACTTCCTCGCGGGTGACGGGAACGACATTGTACTCAAGACCTCGACACAAGCTAGAACCTCTCTGGGTATAGATCAAGCTAATGCGAGAGCAACTCTTGGCTTTGGGACTGCTGTTACTAATGACACGGGAGACTTCCTATCCTCTAATTCAGGCTTAGATGACCTGAGTGATATTTCAATAGCCGTACCTGCAAATAAACACTTCATTGTCCACGATGGGGCTAACTTCGAGAATAGATTGATCTCTACCGCTGATCTTTTAGACGGCAGTGAGATCCCTCTCCTAAATGGCGGTGACCTCACCCTCAACGGCTCGTTGTCTGTGACGGAGATCTCACTTACAGATAATCAAGCAGAAGCTCTTGTCTTTACGGAAGCTGGCAACGACTACCTCACATTTGTTACTACAGATGCAGGTGAGAAGGTTGTCTTTGGTAAAGAGATCGAGTCTTCAGCGGGAGCTACACTTGGAAACCTTGTCCTGAGTGGGACTAGCATCTCCTCTGGAGGTAATGGAGTTAGCTTCGGAGCTGAGAACATAACCACTACAGGATCTGTCACCTGCGTTGATCTTACGGTTACAGGTACGCTAACCACAATAGATACGGACAACCTCTCTGTTAAAGACCGAGTCATCGAGCTTAATAATGGCATCGGAGGAAACAATAACACCCTCGACATCGGCCTCTTCCTAAACAGGGGCGACCTAGATGATGCTGTAGTTCTCTGGGATGAGGGAGAAGATGCGTTCGTATTTGCGACACATAGCGGGGCTGTGGACGGCACATCCACTGACTTCTCCTCTGTTGCAGGACTCAGCAAAGCCCCTGTTCAGACAGGTGACCTAAATGTTGAGGGTGATATCTCTTCAACATTAGGTGTCACTGTGGGAGGTGACCTAGTTGTAACAGGTACGGGTTCTATAACGGCACCCGCTGCCGCTGCAAATGGAAATGAAATTGTAACTGCATCTTGGATCAGATCTTTAACATTATCTGACCTAACGGATACCACAGAGGATGCTCAAGACATCGCAGGTGCGATGTTCGACCACGCTAACCACTCTACGGGCCTAACCGCGTCCTATGATGATGCCGACAACAGAGTTGATCTCACGCTGTCCGATAATCTGCAAGATATTGCCGAACTCGCCAATACAGAGGGGAACTTCATTGTAGGTGACGGAAACGGATTTGTGTCAGAGACACCCGCTCAAGCTAGAACCTCTCTGGGTATAGATCAAGCTAATGCTAGAGCAACTCTTGGATTTGGAACTGCTGTCTCTAATGACACGGGAGACTTCTTAGCCTCTAATTCAGGCTTAAACGACCTCTCCGACGTAACTGTTGCGGGGTCTGCAAACAAGCACTTCATTGTCCACGATGGAGCTAACTTCGAGAATAGAGTGATCTCTACTGCGGACTTGTCCGATGGAGGCAACATTCTTCTTCTGCAAGGTGGAAACCTCACCATTAATGGGACTCTGTCTGTGACGGAGATCTCACTCACAGACAACCAAGCAGAAGCTCTCATCTTTACGGAAGCTGGCAACGACTACCTCACATTTGTTACTACAGACGGCTCAGAGAAGGTTGTCTTTGGTAAAGAGATCGAGTCTTCAGCGGGAGCTACACTTGGAAACCTTGTCCTGAGTGGGACTTCTATCACCTCTGGGGGTAATGGAGTTAGCTTCGGAGCTGAGAACATTTCCACTATAGGCGATCTCACTGTCGGAAACAACCTATTCACAGTTGCAGGTGCTTCTGGGAACACCTCAATAAGCGGGAATCTTACAGTAACAGGTTCAGGTTCTATAACGGCACCCGCTGCTGCGGCAAATGGAAATGAAATTGTAACTGCATCTTGGATCAGATCTTTAACATTATCTGACCTAACGGATACCACAGAGGATGCTCAAGACATCACGGGGTCGATGTTCGACCACGCTAACCACTCTACGGGTCTAACCGCATCCTATGATGACGCCAACAGTAGAGTGGATTTAGCCCTCAGCTCGAACCTTCAAGACATTTCTGGTCTTGCGGTTGCAGACGGAAACTTCATTGTAGGTGATGGGGGTAACTTTGTAGCAGAGACCCCAGCTCAAGTAAGAGCCTCTTTAGACCTTGAGATCGGGACGGACATACAAGCTCAGAGTGGTCTGTTAGACGACATATCTGCATTAGAGCCTCTTGGGGCAGACAAGATCATATATACCGATGCTCAAGGCTCTATTGACTCGTACACAGTCACCTCTGTGGGTCTCGACCTACTTGATGATGCTACGGTAGCCGACCAGAGAGCGACATTAGGTCTGAAAGATGCGTCGCTCGCGGACACCACCGTAAACGGAGGCGGTGCAGATGCAGGCAAGGCAATTCTCACAGACGTTCAAGGCAAGCTCGGTGCGTTAGATGGTTCTAACCTCACATCTCTAGGGTCGGTCAACACCCTCTCAGATGTCAATGTCACTACGGGAGACTTTGTAGGCGACGAAGTTTTAGTTTGGAACGCCAACGCGGGTGAGTTTGTCTCTACAATCCTTGCTGAATCAGCAAGAGACGCTGTCGGGTCGGCTCTTGAAGCTGGCACACACGCTTTTGTTGAAGATCAAGGCATCTCTTTCACACACGATGACGTGAACAATCAGATAGATCTTGAGATTGGGATCAACACCTCGAACTTGATTGACATCAACTCTCAAGCGGACACGAACAAGCAGGTTCTAAGGTACACAACAGATAATGGGCTGAACAAGTATGTCCCAACGGTTCTTGGGACATCGACGGAATATAATGTAGGAACTAGCCCGAATGAGCTTATTCTATTGAGTTCCCCTACCCAAAGTAATGTTAATGCGGTCGCGGACTTGATTGTCCTAGGTCAGGTAATCGAGACCGTTGACTATGGTTCAGTGGGCGACGCCTTTGTGCAGAACACAGATTTCAGCACCGATTGGAATGGGGCTGGGTTCAATGACCCTGTTATATATGCAGAAGTGGATCATGGAGTTTTAGTCTCTTAATAACTCTTGTATATATATCGACTACAAAAATATCAGAAGGAGTAAATTCCATGTCAGTCCGCAGAGTACAATTACGCAGGGGAACAACTGCTGAGAATAATGCTTTCACAGGTGCTGTCGGTGAGATCACCGTAGACACCACGAAGAACACAATTCGGGTTCACGACGGGGCTACCGCAGGAGGGACTGAGACAGCCCTTCCTACTCTCTCTAACATAGCCCCTTCTGCCGATGTTGATTTCAATGGTCAAAAGATCGTAGATGTGGCAGACCCTACGAATGCACAAGACGTAGCGACTAAGGCGTATGTTGACTCAGGTGGTGGCATCCAAGTTGGAGACCTCACAGATGTAAATATTGCAGGTGTTGGGGAAGCCCATGTCCTTATCTACGATAACGACAATGATTCAAGGTGGGAGAACGTAGCTATCTCTGGAGACCTGACAATCTCTGCAACAGGTGTCGCTTCCCTCACCACAGATGCAATCCAGACCCCAAACATAGAAGACGGTCAAGTAACCAACTCGAAGTTAGCTAACTCTACGATCACAATCTCAGATGGAGCTAACACCGATAATCTGCCTCTCGGACAGACCCTCACTTTCACCGCAACAAACTCTGAGACTACAGTTGCCGTAACCGCTGACGGGGATAATGCCAACGGTTCGATTGTAACTATCGGACTCCCGAATGACGTGACGGTTTCAAACGACCTCACGGTAAGCAACGATCTTACTGTGACAGGCAACCTGACAGTTAACGGAACTACAACTACTGTCAATACAGATCAAGTTACTGTCCAAGACCCCGTTATGATCCTCAACAATGGGGACGTAGCAAACGACATTGGCCTATTTATCACCAACCCTGGTGCTGAAGGAGATCAACTATTTATCTTCGACAACACCGATCAGGTTTTTAAACTCGCACAAGCTCCCAACGGAGCCACGGGCGGAGATACAAATTTCAACCCTACCGATTACTCTGACCTCAAACTAAAAAGTTTAGAGACTACAGGTACGGTTCAGGTGGCCACAACTTTGGCAGTCACAGGTATCGCCACATTCTCAAGCTTACTTAACGCGAACGCGGGCCTTGCAGTAGACACTAATAAGTTCACCGTCGCCGACACAACAGGTGACACCTCAATTGCAGGGACGCTAGATGTTACAGGGATCTCTACTTTAGCCTCTGCTTCAACAGTAGGAGACATAGAGCTCACGGATGGTCAAATCCAGACAACAAACGCTAACAATGACCTCTCTTTTAACGACAATAACCTCTCTACCACAGGGACGTTGACTGTCGGTGGCGAGGTTACGTTAACGAGTGGAGCTACCGTAAGCTCCAACTCAACCCTCTCTGTCGAGAAGGGAGCGACTCATCAGATTATATTGAACTCTGATGCCACCACGGATAACACCCCAGCAAACGCATCTATTGCAGTTGCTCTCAGTAACGCACCCTCTTATGCCACAATCCAATGGGACAATGGCACTAGCACTTGGGCTCTCTCTAATAATGCTAGTGCTTCTACAGACTTCACTGTAGGTCAAGACCTTGTTGTTACCCGAAACCTCTACATTTCGGATAGCTCCACGAACGGAATTACCTTCAGGCACGATGAAGCAGACGCACAAGACGAGACTCTCCTGAGAGTAGATAGAGGCGTCTCCTACGCAACCCTATCTTGGGATGAAAGCTCTACTTACTTCTCAGTGTCAGAGGGCATAAACGTAGTTGGGGCAATCACCCAAGGTGCTGTTGACGGGGCTTCAAACTTCAGTGTCAGTAATGCGGGTGTAGTCACCTCCGACAGTGACGGACATAGGCTCGCAGGTATTACTTTCTCGGGTACTACCATAGAGGCATCCACAAATGGAGCGGGCATTGACTTTGGTAATGAGAATGTTTCTACAACAGGAAACTTGAGCTCCACAGATGTTACCTCTACAGGTAATGCCTCGATCAATACGGCAACACTATCTGGTCTCCTTACCGCAAATGGTGGGATCACCGCCGATGGCGGGGTGTTCACCGTAGCAGACACATCAGGCAATGTGAGCACTTCTGGCACCATGAACGTAACGGGGGACTTCGATGTCAACGGAAACTTTACGATCACGGCGGCATCTGGTGCGACTACTGTCGTAGGTGCGATCACAGCTACCGCAGAAGGAACTCAGATCGCAGATTTCACCTTTAATAACGGCGAGGTCACTTCTGCTACAGGTACGATTGACTTCAGTAATGAGAACCTCACCACAATAGGAACCCTGTCTGGGGGAGCTGGGACTCTGACCTCACTCAACGTCTCTGACGGGAATATCACTAATGTAGGTGACATCTCCCTTGATACGATCTCTTCTGACAGCTCTACTGTTGTTGTTTCGATGGATGACAATGTTGCGGGATCTTTTGAAGTTAAAGAAGGTCTAAACAGTTATATCAAGGTAGATACGACAGACGGTTCAGAGCTGATCACATTCGGTAAGGAGGTGGCCTTTGACACAGCTACCTTTACGGGTGACGTATCTTACGACTCCGCCCTGACCGTAGACGGCCTTCTTACCGCGAATGCAG